TGAAGAAGGCTCTGTTCGTCCGTCGGCAGTTGCGATTCTTGCTGATCGCTATGTCAACAACACGCAGATCTTCCGTAATAGCTGGGCTGTCACCAAGACTGCTGCTGCTATTCCGCAGATCGCTGGTGCTGGCTATGTCAGCGAAAGCAAGCAAGATTGCGCTGCTTTGCACGCGATGGCTATCGAAAAGGCTCTGTTCTTCGGTCAGAAGTTCATGGGCACCAAGAATGGTCAACCGCTGCACACGATGGAGGGCATCATTGCTCGCGTGACGGCTGCTGCTCCTGGTAACATCACGACGCTGGGTGCTACTACCAACTGGACGCAGTTTGAAGCTGCTCTGGATAAGACGCTGGAAACGGTGACTGATCCCAAGGGTGGCAACATCCGTACGATGTTTGTTGGTGGTACGGCTCGCCGTGTCATTCACAACATCGCGCGTCTGAACTCTCAGTACGAAATCTATACGACTGAGACTAGCTGGGGTCTGCAACTCAACATGCTGCGCACTCCGCGTGGTACGTTCGAGATGATCGAGCACCCGCTGTTCAACGCCTATGGTAACGGTTCTACCTGGGCCAAGATGGCGGTGGTTGCTGACCTGAACGCCTTCTCTCTGGCGTATCTGCGTAAGACCAGCGATGCTGGTTACAACGCAAGCGGTGCGCTGGTTGATAACGGTGTTGACGCTGAAGGTGGCACGCTGACCACGGAACTGACCTGCACGATCAAGAACCCTGCAGCGTTCGGTATCCTGTACAACTTCACGGCTGCTGCCGCGGGCTAATCAAGGAGTCATGACATGGCAGTGATCCAAGTGAACACTCCTGGCATGACTTCTACTGACCCTGGCTATATCAGTAGCATTACGATTCGGACTGGTGGCTCTGCTACTGTTCTGGTTCCAAATGCTACTACTGGCCAAGTGACAGTCGATGAGCTTGCCGCAACAAAGCTGGTGCAAGATATTTCTCGGATCCTACTAATCACTGGCTGAGAATAGGAAAAGGGCCAGCCAGCAAGCTGGCTCTTTTTTCTTACCCTGAGAGTAACATCTCAATCCAACCTCGGAGCAAACTATGGCAATCGGTGCTGTTTCTTCTCGACACTCTCTGGGCAATCTGCAGGAAGCTAAGCCTGCTATTTTGCGCTCTGGAGAGTCTATTGGGTCTACGCCTGAGGCGTTGAAAGATCCTTTGGCACAAACGTTCTACCACAGCGTTCCTGGCGCAAAGTTCATCATGCCGGATGGCTTGGAACTTGTGTTCTTTGGTGGACAGCTGACTACCAATGATCCGGAAATTATTCAACAACTCAGCGCTGTTGCAAACAAGGCTACCAGCATGATTTTCACCAAACGTGAAGATACGGCAGTTATGAGTGTGCAGGCTGCAAGGGCTGCTGCTGACGCTGCTGATACGGCTGGCAAGGCTACGGCGTAATTTTTTCCCTGAGAGTAGACTATGACTACATTTGCTGAAATGGAAACTCTGGTGGTTGCTCAAACGCGGCGCCCAGAAGTTCCAGATATCACCAAGGCAGCAATCAAATCTGCTACTCTCAGGGCTCACCACACGGATTTCTTTCCGCGTGATTTGCAAGTCACTGCGCTTCCGTACAATATCTCCACCACTGCTGTTTATTACGATTTTCCAAACATTCATGCTAGCCTCACGCGCCTGCGTAGTTTGAAGTTTTTGCAGAGCATTGACGCAGCTACGTTTGCGCCCACTGAGTCTTTGGAATATCGTGATGCCGATGACCTGTATGACAACGATGGCCGCCGGCGTAGCTCCATGTACACACTCATTGGAGCAACTGCACGAGTCTATCCGCAGTCTGTCACAGGTCTGCTGAATTTTTACTTCTTCCAGAATCCTGATGTTGCAGAGCTGACCTACACCAGCTGGATTGCAGACACCTATGCTGAGGAGCTTGCAATGTGGGCTGCAGGCATTGTGTTTGCACGGACTGGCTATGTAGAAATGGCAGGACAGTTTAAGACTGAGCATGTTGATCCGTTCAAGGCCATGCTTGTGTCTTCGCATCTGCTCGGTAACGTTGCTTAATTTGGAGAACTGACATGGCCACTTATGTTCCAAATGCTACGCAAGCCACTGAGCCAGTTGCCAGCCAAACTGTCTACAGCGCTGCGGAAGAATTTAGAACTCTGAAAGCTTCTGTCAATGCCCTGCGGCAATGGCTTGGCACCAGTGCCACGGCGCCGGCTACTGACACGCTTGGTAATCCGCTGACTGCAGGAGATTTTTATTACAACACGACATCTTATAAGATGTTCGTGCACAATGGCTATGCATTCATTGCGGTAGACAGCAGTGCTACAGTCACAACTTCTAGCACGTCTGGCACTGTTGCTTTGAGCTTGTTTTCGCAAATTGAAGGAATCATTCCTACAGGCAATATTACGCTGATGGCAGCTTCCATGCTGACTGGACAATCTGTCCTAGTGCTTATCATCAACCCTGGAACTTACACAGTCACTTGGCCCACTGGCATCAAGTGGCTCAATGGTGTCACGCCTACGCTTCTTTCCACGGGAACTACATTTGTAGAGATTCTGAAGGTGGGCAGCGATGTCTATGGCGTAGCACTTGGTGGAGCCGTGTAATGTTTCGCAATCGTGCAGCTTGGATAAACAGCAGGCCTGGGGGAAGGTGGCGTTTGTTGCCATCCCCATTTTCTCCTGCACTTATTGCTACTTACGCTCCAAATATTATAAAGTTCAAATTTAGGCAACATGGTACATTGTCGCGCTATTTGATACTTGCCACTGGAAATAATAATTCAACACTTGTAGCAGTCTCTCAAGATTTGATTACTTGGGAGACTGCAGTAATGCTGAATTTTGAGGGAAAAGACATTGCTTTTGCGCCCAGCTTTGGCACAAATGCAACAATTTACATACTAGGAGTAGATCCTACCGCTGGATACTGTTATACACTTTTGTCTGAGCCTGGGCTAACTCCTTCGTTTTTTCCTCCGACTGCACTTTTTTATTCTCCTACCATATTAGAAACTATTCCAAGTTTCAATGCTATTGTTGCTTGTGGGTCTGCAGGCTGGAATTATTTTGCTCCAACTGTTAGCTGGACTGCGGTTGCAAATGCGACAACATACGGTCCAATTTCAAAAAGTCTGATTACACCTGCAGGACAAATGGCGCTTGTAGGACACAGATGGTTTAGCAGCGACCACCAAATTATTACTCAAGGCACTTCTCCGTCCAGTCCGCGGTCGGGTTGGTTTAGTGATATTAACTATGGATTCGATCGCACAAGTGTTAATTTGACATCAAGTACCTCAGGCCCGGGAATTTCACCTTCTGCTGGCGGCGCTGTGCTAGCAAGAGCACAAACTCGCGTTGTGGCTGGACCTCCAAGTCCTTTAGACCCATTATATGTAGACGTAGCATACTATACAATCTACGGTTCTCAACTGCAGCCCATTATTAGTTCTTTTGAAAGTTCTCAGACTGCAATATTTCCGTATAGTTCAAAAAAGATTTCTGGGTTTGCTGTGCACCCTGAAACTAATATTCTTTATTTAGCATTTGATTCAGGCGAAATATACACCAGTGATAATTTTGGTGCAAGTTGGCAACTCAGCTCTATTCAGTTGGCGACGGATAACCTGTTTGTCAATAACATATATATTGAGTCTGGAGCTAAGGGCCTAACTATGGTGAACGCCGCCGGGCAGATTGTGACATCTCCGTAACAGTTAATCAAAGATTAGTCATGTCAACTCAGACCACACTCACGGAAGAACAAATTGAGGAAATCGCCGAGCGTGCTGCTGAGCGTGCAATGGCGAAGCTCACTGACCACATGTATAAACAAGTGGGCAAGAGCGTAGTTGGCAAATTATTCTGGATCGTTGGCGTAATATCTGTGGGAGCCTATATGTGGCTCAAGCAGAAGGGAGTGATTTAACATGGCTGTTCAACGGTTCAAGCTGCCACTCAACAATGCTGAGTTTCCGTTTGTATCATCGGAAGCGCCGCGGGCTGTGTTTGTGCCGGGGCTTGATGGCCCTGCAAGAACTTCGCGGGGATTTGTAGCTAGTGAAGAATCCGCAGATTATAATATTACACAAATTATTTACGGTGAGAATTTCATGCCAGTGGGTAATGGAGTTCGATCCGTAGGATATTCACAAACCATTGCCCCTACAATTGCCACAGACTTTGATTCTATCTT